GTAACTTGCGTCTGGAGTAGGTCCAAGAATAAAGGTGTTATCGTCAAATACAGCGTAATACTGGGGTTGAGCATAGAACGCAGCGTCCGTGTCTGGGAAAGACTCTCGAATGAAGTTGACGTCTTTATTAAGTAGGTAGCTTGTTTCATTCGCCGCATTAATCACCGCAAGGCTAAATGTCGCCAGCCAGTCAGGAGGAGTCGCTAAGAACCGATTACCGCTTGTCATGTTACCTGTCATATTTTTACGAAAAGCAGGTAGTTGGACGGTATTAAAGACACTTTGCTCTGCCAACTGCACAAAGCGGGCAATCTGCTCGGCAGACGTAAACGACCCAACTGTCGCTGGGAAATCGTTCTCTGCGAACCCTTTAATAGCGGACGTTAACTGCGTGTAATTCATCCCATCTTCCCGCTAGACATACGACCTTTAGTAGCAGCGCCAGCACCACGCATCTCAATCTTGCCATACTGGTCAACACCTTGACCCACGCCTTTGCTGATTCCATCGACTGAAATGTTCATTTTTGCCATTTCTTGTGCGCCCGTGGTGTCTTTAATCTTTAACGGTTTGCCATCCATCGTATGGGGATGAGCATAGACTTTAGCGTCTCCTACCTCTTTACCCATTACTTTTTTAGAGAACTTAGCCATTATCGACCTCTTCCTGCGGTTTTCCGCATTCCTTGATTCATGATCTTTGCTATATTGCGACCATACTTTTTTCTATCCATAGTCGTTACACCGCCAGCCTTCATGCCGTGCATACGCTTCTCGTGACCTTTGACGGCTTTCTTAGCGACCTTCTCCATCATTGGTTTGTCCTTCTTAATGTCTTCGTGTTTCATAATCACTCCTAAGTTGTTGTTACTGTTACGCTGCCTACCTGACCTTCTGGTGCCAAATTGTTAGGGGTTAAACCATCATTTTGTGACCCCCCAACAGGGTTCCAGCCCCACTGAAATATTCTACTACCACCTTCTGGAAAACCAACACCGTTTATGGTGTTATCGTTTGTTCCATTAATCTGCAAACCGCTACTTCCAGACACTAAAAAGCTCGTATCGGGTCTTGGATTCCGAACAGCCTGTGGGTCATCCACTGGGTACATACCCAACGACAACTGTGGCTGATCAGGATCCCAACAGCTAGGGCATACCAAAATATTCTTTATTTGCTGCTTAACGACTAACTTCTTAAGCTCCTTTAGCTTATATCGCTGACCGCATCGGTCACATTCGGCAATCGCAAATTTGCCACTACTAAATTTATTAGGCATAGAAGGTATTCCTAGGAACGAACCTAGAAGAAGCCTTCTCTCTGTCCTCCGTAGAAGCCATGAGCCACTGCTCCTCGTATTCTTGTTTCAAAAAGGCAACTCGTGCCTGTCCGTCAGGTAGTTTCTGAGCCATATAAAAGGCAAGTCCAGCCACCATACAAGGCAGTAGGCGAAAGGGAATATCAGGCTCTACCGTGCCGTTTGTGCCAGCGTCTTGGACTCTGCGTAGTCTCCAATAGACAAAGCTATACGGACCACCTCCTGCGTCAGGTGTGGGCCAGAGATTTACAGCTGGAAGATTCTGAACTGTAATAGGTGCCGCCGCAGTATGAGCCGCAGCGGTAGTACCGTTTTGTCCACGGTTTACATTAATTAAGTCATTACCCGTTACGTTTGAGTAACTCATGACTTCAGAGTCAATCTTAATAAAGCCTGTGGTCGATAAATAACTAGCATTAGAGACTGGAATGGTCGTAGCTGTCGAAGTAACCGTACTGGCTAAAGTCGCTAAAGACGTATTAGACTGCCCAGACTGGCGGTTAAACCACATCTGAATAGGGCGTCCATTTGTTAATTTATTAGGGATTGTTGCCCAAGTAGACTCTGAAATCCGACTAATATTGATGTCAACTTGATTAGACTGACTACCGTTATTCTGACGGATCACCGCATCTAAGATGTCAATGGTGTCTACAGGCATTGGGTATAAGCCTTGTCCTGTAGTTAAAAGGATCTGACCTTGCTCGATTGTCCAAAGGTTAATACCACGATTAGCCCATTCAATCGTCAATAGGTTCAAAGACCTGCGGGCAGTCCGCATATCGTAACCCGTACGTAATTCCGTACCACAACGCTCAAAAGCCTCTTCGATGAGGTTATTGAGGTCTAGATTAAAGGCTGTCGTTCCTGATGTGGTCATTTAGTTGTGCTTTTAGTTTAGCTATTTCAGCGTCTCGCTCGTTCAATTTTCTCATGAGTCCTTCGTTCATTTCTGCCCATAAGACTATTTCTTTCATGCGTTCCTTATGATCCTCAAACATTACTTTAAAAAGTTTGTCAGAAATATCCATCTGACGCTCTATAAAGTCTTTCATTAACTAACCTTTCGATACGGCTTTACTTTTGCTTTTACCTTTTGCGGCTGCGGCACGAACTGCTGCCCCCGTGCTTTTCCTGCTCGTTTTGCCCGTGTTGTTGCTGCGTACTCTTGTGGGCTTAACGCCTGTATTGCCTTCTTGGGGAGATACCTTTCGCCCGTCTCGGACGACTTCTTCCCTGACTTGGTTGTCCACTTTTGTTCGCCCCAAGCTTTTAAAGACTGCTGTGATTTTGCTAAACCACCCCCAGCCATTTTTTTCTTCTTTGACGCACAATGAGCCTTCTCCGAGAACCCCTTTGGGCTGTCGCAGTTGATCGACTTTTTGCGCTTGTCTGACCATTTCACTTGTAGCCCCCGCCTGCTGCTTTGTAGCGTTTAGCCATTAACTGTGCTTTTCTTGCTGACCATTTTCCTGCGCCAGTACCTTGTACCGCAGCGGCTTTGATACTGTTAAAGATCCGTTTACGCAAACTAGGCTTAGTATAGTTACCTGCCTCGTTTACTTTAGACTTAACCTTACCGCCTTCTTTGTACTGAGTAAAGTCGGTATCGTCTTTACGAGCCTTTTTCTTTCCACCTGGCATCTTAGAGGGGGATATAGCTCCCATGCCACGACTTGGTCTCATGCTCTAGTCTTTCCACGAATAGCAATGCCATCAGCACGTTTAGACGCAGAAGATACCTTACCACCTGATTTGTAGCTAGTAATGCCAGCTTTTTCTCTCATAGACTTAAATAACGCTCCAAGATTTTTATATCCTTTAGTGCCTTTAAAAAAAGATGGTTCTTCGCCAGAAGCTTTTTTTGACTCAGTTTTTGGTGCTGGCTTTGGTTCCGCTTTAGGTTCTGCTTTGGGCTGAGGTTTTGGAGCAGCTTTTGTTTTGGCAACAGGGGGTTTTTTTACTAGCTCACTGCTAGGCTCGTTTTGCTCTTGCACATACTTCATCGCACGGGCACGAGTGTCATCATCAATCCCGGGATTTTGCCCCATTTTGGACTCAAATTCTACTTCGCCACCATCTTCATAACGTTTCTTTTTCACTTTGCCACCCTTTTTGTAAACACCTCGTCCTTTAAGAATATCGGCTTGAGTTACTTCACCGTCATTATTTAAATCAGGAAATGATTTAGCCATGTTAACAAGCCCTCCCACCTTTAGCCATCTTAACCATTTTGCCTTTGGTTTTGCCTTTAACTTCAATGCCACCACCTTTAGCCATCTTAATCATTTTGCCTTTGGTTTTACCCTTAGACTCAATTCCACCACCTTTAGCCATTTTAGTCATACCGCCGCCCATCATTTTCTTTTTAGCCATGCCGCCTTTTTTCATACCCATTTCTTCATCATAAGATTTAGGCATACTTTTTTGACCTATCCGTGAAGCAAGTTCTTTGGCCCCACGAACAACCGGAATTGATTCCACAGCAGCTTTTGCTCCTGCCATCCCTGCACGACCAGTAGACTTAAGATCTGAACGCAATTTATCTAAACCACTTTTTGGTTGCTCTGCATAACGTCCTGCCATTTTTTTTAAATATTCCATTCCACCAGAGTCTTCAAAACCAGTTTCTCCACCGTCTTGGAATTTACGCATTTTCTTTTTCATAGCTCCACCACTCCCAAATTTTTTGCCTTTATCGGCAGTTAAAAATTCCTGCCCAACTTTAGCAGGGACTCCTACTTTCTTAGCAAAGCTAGGGTTTTTAGCCACGGCTGCCATGAAATTATGTTGTTTCTTACTTACGCTTGGCACGATTAATCCATCCTTGAACCGTTTTGGTTTCATAAATACGAATGCCTGTCCAAATAATAGTAAACAATGCTGCTATCGCAGGCAATATATCCACAAGGGCCCCTAGTACTGTCACTAAAGATATCCCGTCTAAAACGTGTTTGGT